AGACATTTGAGAAGAACAGCTTGATCTTCAAGAGGAATACCAAGAGCTTTAGAGATCTGGTCTTGGGCCCACGTAGACAGCCACGGATTCAAAAGATCCGTTGCTGACTCGTAGTCACCTGAAACGTAGAAACTCTGACCCTTGTCCTCAATTGTGCTGTTATAGGGATGAGTAAGCACATGTTCCGTAAGGAACTGTGCCGAGCAAGGTCGCCCGATCAACTGGGCATTATAAAACCTTGACATCCGTCCCCATATCTCAGATTGCCAACGTCTAGCAAGATGGTATTGCTCAACTTGACCCTTAGTAATAGTCCTAACCTTAAACGCTTCCAAAAGTGGAACCACCGTAGCTCTAACATCACCTCCGGCGCACCTCTGATTCTCAAACGCCCAAGACTCATCCGAGAACAAGCAAATCTCTTTGCCTATAATCTCATTTTGAATCTCGTATATCTGAGGGTAATCCTCGACACTTAGCATGCTAAGTTGAGGGATCAACTCTCCGGTGTAGTAGGAGTTTAGTTGACTGAGGCACTCATGCCTGACGAATGTATAGGGGAATGAAGGACCAAAACCAGATTCGCCTGAATAGGCTCGTCTCTGGCTTTTATCCTCTTCTTCAAACATATCGTCAGGATCAACTGACCCGTAAACTGGGCAAACCAGATAATCCTTTTTGGGATGACTGGCGAAACCCAGAAAAGCGGGGAAGGTGGGTAGTCGGTAGATCGTAGCTTTCGTTTCCTTTATGTACTCAATTCTTTTTCCATTAACTTCGTAAGAAATCTCACCGTATGCACCGCCATTATGGCGGCCGACAAACTCCGAAGCGCCCAATGAAGGGAACTTATAAGCCGGAGAATGTTCGGTACGGGGTCGACGCGTGATCTCAATTTGGTTGCCCTGATCGTCTTCCTTTTTATAAGAATACTCACCAGTACAACCATAAATCTCTTGAACTGCACGTTGGATGGAGAACTCCATCTCCTCCGATAACGGATTCTCATCAGTCATCGGATCAACATGCGAACCACATAAGATCTTTTTGTGTTTCTCAAGAGCTGCGTCAACAAAAGATTTCGAAGGAGGGAGTGAAGCATTTTTACATTGGTAAAAGTTGTAAGCAAAACTGACTGTGAAGGTCTTATGGGCCTTCATGAGCAGCACTGCTTTCCAATATTGAACCAGTGTAGGACTAGGGAAAATGTACTTGTACTCCTGGAGTGATTTAACCCACTCTGGAGGCGTGGGGCGTTCTTTTTGCCCCATCGCAACCGCAAGAAGATCGGCGGTCAAGTACTTCAATGACTTCTCAAGGATGCCAAGATCTGCGGCATGCCAGAAGAAGCCAATTGCCCTTGCAATTTCTTGGTTGGTTAAAACCCAGAAATTGTGCTTCAAACCCTTCGACGAACGGGCGCCCAGTAAAGGGAACCCTTTGGAACCATGAATCTCATACCGTGTCTGGTATTGGTCTAGACACGAAGCGTAGCACTCCATCATCCTTGTGCTGCGAAGAAGGTTCTCGAAAGGTGTGGTCGTGGTATCGTATGCCATGGTCGCGTCGGTCTTGAACTCTTCATAACCTTGACGGATCACTGAGTGGAATCTTATATCACTCAGAATCTTCTTGGTCCGGTCTTCAGCCCAAAGGGCTTCAGACTGATGAACCATTGAGATGATCTTAGTCAAGGAATCAAGTCCTAGAACAACGGGGCTTGCCGGAGGGGTACCCAGTTCCCCTTCGACCACCGAGGATCGCTCCTGAGCGGTCGTGCGTACATCATCTGCTTTCGATAGACTAGCCATAGCTTGAGATTTAGGTTAATTCCTAGAGATTGAGCTGAGGTGACGTTGTCGTTAGCAGGTG